ATATGTTCCTGTTTCACGTACTGTATATATATTAGTAGATGTATTATAGTTGTTACCTGGATCTGTATTTTCTGTACCAAACGATGCTGTAGCTTCAACAGCTGATATACCTCCTCCTACTGGTCCTAAGTTTTGATCTATAGTTGCTTGAGCTGAAAAAGTATTTGCTATTCCGGTCACACTACCAATTCCTAAACCTTCTTGTGCTTTAGGTAGTACATATAATTGTTCCCAATTAGCTCCTGACACAAAAGAGCCTGTATAGGTATATCCTACCTGATTAAATATTACATCGAAAGTATCTTTTAATCTTACAGCTGGTAAAAACTGTTGTACCTTCATAGGAGAAGTACTGTTGTTTATATATCCTTGCTGTGCTGAACCACTAGTACCTAAACTTATTAATGGTGTTTCTGGAAAATCATCTGGATCTGGTCTACCATAATCTGCTACTGGATAAAATATTGAACCTGATAATAAATTATCATTCCAACTATCTACTACTGAACCAGAAGATAAAGTATGAGTATACTCTGACCAATCACCATTCTTAAGTAATTTATTTGCAATATCAGCCTTAAACTGTACTATTTTATCTACCACAGATACTTTATAAGTTACATACCCATCATCATCGGTAATCACCTCTTGTAACTGTAACTGCCCCTCTAACATCGTCTCTCCGTTAAGAATAATCCATCCAGGTATACTATTATAGAATGCAGGAATATCTTGCTGTCCTGGGTCGTATGCGTGGTTAAAGAATTTGTTATTCTTTTTAGTACCTGGTAAGTCAAAGGTTTGAGAACCTATACCAAATACATTTCCTAAGTCTTGATTCTCTACTGCAGACATATCAATACGAAGAGGAATATCAGTATTGACATCCAGATCGTAAGTTGTACTGTTGTATAAGACTCGTAAAATTAAATCTTGTGTCATATTAATAAATAATTGTTTATATTGTTATAGTTCTGAGCTATTTGTTCTTGTGTTAAAGATGACGTAGCATAACAAATAACATTTGCTATTGAACCAGACAATACTTTATCGTTATCGTCAGTACCTGCATCAAATTGATAAGATCCTGATATATCCATATTAACTGATGCAGTAGGTGAGTAAAAAGCTGTTTGATTGTTTACATATACTTTAAAGTCATTAAAGTTTGTACCATCTTGTACTAAAGATATTTGATACCAGCTACCTGTTTCTATTATTTGTGAAGGAAACGTTTCTTCTACTGTAGCTAAATTCCATGTATCTGTTGATATAGATAAGATATTAACACTACCAGACTGTCTTGAACCTACAGATACTCTAGTTCCATTAGCAGTTCCAATTTGTTGATCTCCTGATAAAGTAAAGAAACAAGATCTTGGTGTACTACCATCTACTTCACTAAACTCATTTATATAAACCCAAGACTGTAGAGTATAATTACTACCGGTTAATCCAGCAGCACTACCATTATTACCGTTAGTCCAAACTCCATTTGGTAACACAGGTAATGGACTAAAGTCAGGATCTACATTCCACCAGTTACCGGTATATGGTCCTCTACTTTGACTTGTAAAGTAATTTATACGAGTAGCACCAGTACCAGGCTGACCCTGACCAGGAAAGTTACGCCCGGTTGTAAGAGTATCATCCCATGCACTTGTAGCTAATATTTGTTGTGAATCATAATACCAAGTAGGACTAAGTACCGGTGCAGTAGGATATCTTGTTAAACTACTACTATAAATTATTTCGTTATAGCTACCTGTAAATGAAGCTGTAAAAGGTGTTAGGTCTAAATTTCTAGTTGAAGGATTTGCAAATACTGAAGAAGTAGTAAATATAGTATTACCGTCTCCTGTTATTGTAATATCTACTTTTACATTATCGTCAAATGTAGTACCAAATCCTCCTGTTCTATATCTTGGACTAAAAGTTATACCTGAAGTAGTATAAAAGAACCCTTGCTGTTGAGTTACACTACCGGTAGGTTCTAATCTTACATTTTGAGTATCTTCACTTATTCTCCATTCTTTAGAATAAGGCGGTAAAGTATATCTACCTAAGTTCATATCGTCATCTACTCTTACTGCAGTAGTGCTAGGTAAATCATCACAGTTAAAGATATGTTTAAACGTTTGGAAACTTGCTGATGGTGCACTATACTCTTCTGAAAATAAATCTCTACCGTTAGAAGGTGCAAACTCTATAGTATACTGAAATAATTTATTTCTACCTTCATCGTTATTATGCTGATAAGAAGTACTAGTAATAACTATCGGTACATAATTAGTACCCTGTCTAATATATACTTCAGGACTATCAAATATCTCTTCTAAGTAATTTGCAATAGTTTTACCTAACCAATCAGTAGTAATTGTATAAGTATCGTTTATCTCCGTGTTATAGCTTGTCTCTCCTCCACGTTCTATAGAATAATTACTAATTCTACTACTATAATCTACTTTAGGTAGAGAAACGTTTTCTCTGTCTACCTTAGTTTTACGTTTTAACGGTTGATATATGTCGTAAAAGTCATAAAAACCAAACTGGTTTATAAAAGCTAATTGTATATATTCTGTATTTAGAGGTACTCTTAAACTATCTTCTTCAGAAGTAGCCTCTATTGTAGGGTCAGAATCACTCTGAAATACTCTATTGTTAAATACATTATCTCTAATAAAATATCTTGTTTCATCTAATCCTGGTAGGTTAACATCTATTTCATTTACACTACCGCTTTCTATATACTCTCTGATTACGTATCTACTTTCATTTGTATTGTATACGTTAGATAAGTTTTTAGGTCCTACACCCCAGGTAAAAAATGCTTGGTTGTAAAATTCGTTACTAAAAGCTCCTGGTGTTAGACTTTCTATAAACACTTGAGTTCTACTATCACCTGTATTTAAAAATCCTCTTACTTGTACATTAGCAATACTAGGAAAACTATTTGCATTGTTATATTGTGTTACTGTAGCATAATCTTCTTTAGTAAAGAACTGAGTATCTTCTAACCATCCACTTCCGAAATTCTGTGTAGGGTAGTTAGTAAGTAAATTGCTTCGTGGTCCGTTAGATATTCCAAAGCTTGCTGTTCTAAAGTTGTATCCGTCATTAAGTAAATTATTTTGAGAAGGGTCTAAAGTGCCTGGAAATACCTGTAAATAATTGTCGCTACTACCGGGATAGACTGTTACTGAACTGCTTATACTTGTTGAGTAAGCTTCACCAAATTTAACGTTAAACGTTTTTACTGCATTAGTTGGATTACCTACATATGAACTAGGTCCTGAAGGATCTAAAACATATAGTTGATTTATTTTCCAATAGTTATCATAAGATAGATAACTGTTAAAAATAGGAGAAGGTTGAAACTCTGCCGTACCATCTGGGTTAGGTACTTGATATTGTCTAACTAATAGCTCAGTACTACCACTAAGATATACATCCATAACATAAGAATATTGCGGATGAGATATATCACTACCCGAAACCTCGTATACTAATTTAGTACCGGTAACATTAGGGTTAGTTGGTTGTGATAGTAAAGTAACTGCCATTACCTGTCATATCTTTGGTTTGCGTATCTATATTGTATTGTATACTGGAATAACTTTTCTCTATTGTTACTCATATTCCAACGATAATTAGCATTAGTTATAACGATAGGTATAAAGTCACCATTTTGTTGTACAAATACTTCCGGACTATCTAGCATTTGAGTTAACCAATCACTTTCAGTTTTAGAAATATAATCGGTAGTTATTTCATACTTGTCCGTAAACTTAATATTGTATTGATCAGTACCTCTACGAGTTATATCGTAATAGCTTGTATAAGAAGAATAATCAACGTTAGGTTGATCAAAAGAGTTTCTTTTTAAGTCAGTACTCTTTCTTTCCGGATTACCAACAGTATAGTAATCGTAGTACCCGTAATTATTTATAAAAGCAAAAGTAGTTTGTTCGTCAAAACAAGCAGTCTCTTTTTTAAATGTAGTTAACAGACTACTACCACTATCATATACTTTCATTAAATCCCAATCAGTAGTTTCAAAAGCAGTATTAAATAAAGTACTACCACTACCTATAGCATATTGAGTAATCTCATAATCTGCTCCTGTTAAAGCTCCGGTATCTATAGCTGATATAATATCTCCTGATGCACTAACAAATTCTACTCTTAATTCCTTTGTACCTACTACGGAAAAAGGTGGAACATATAAAGGTACTGTTACATAGTTACCTGTTGATATCTTTCCTGTAGGTTGATCTGAGAGTAACTGAAAAGTATTATTTGGTGTAAAGTTAAATGAACCTGCATTAGGATCTACACTACCTAAGAATACTTCAATATCACTTGTAGCACCTCCTGGATATACAGTAGTGGAACTACTAATACTAGTACCATAGCTTTCACTATAATGTAAAGTAAAGCTCTTAAAAGAGTCTGTTGCTAAAGTACCTCCGGTAGTTTTCCAATCATTATCGTAATTTAATCTATCTGCTAATACTCTTGATACTTCTATAATACCACTACCGTATTCGTTAGGATAAGCAAATAGTCTTGTTAATAAAGTAGCACTACCACTCTCTTTGATATCTACTACATATTGATATTGTGGGTTGGTTGCAAGTGAGCTACTAACGCTATAAACAAGCTTTGTACCTGTTACATTCGGTGAAGTAGGACTGCCTAATACTGTTACTGCCATCTTATGCTGAAATTTTTATATCTTTTAATTCGTTGTTTATATTTGCTACAATGGTATCTATTCCTGCCTCACTTAATAATTCTTTACCTGTAGTTTGTAATACCGTCTGTATTGAAGGAGCTATGAATGGTCTAGGTTTAGGATTAGTACCTTGTTTACCAATCTTTTTACTTATTGCAAAAGCAAAGCTCTCTACAGACATTCCTGTTGGTACTGGTATCTTCTTAAATCTAATCCAATCTATAAGAGGTTGAACCGGTGGTGGTGTACCTGGATGTCTACCATCTCCTTGATCTACAAAGACACCGTAAGTAAGCATTGTACGAACTAGTTGGTATTCGAAGTTCTGTTGTCTTACGTCATACTCTATTGACTTAGCTAAATCACCACTTATATATGACTTATTCTTTTTTAAAGTTTCAGTCATTGTAGCTTTTAGCTCATCACCTAATCGTAATAATGCTTCTTCTATAGTCATTACTGAGGATAATTACAATAATCGTAGTTAAACGGTGTTACTACATTTATGTTAGCCACCCAACCAAACACTCTATCTTGGAATGCTTCATTTACAGGTGCTGAATTATTTATAACTACGTCATAGTATTGCTGTCTTGCTGCAGGTCCAAAGTTAAACCAAGCTATTAAATCGTATATGTAAGTCTCTGTATTAGACACTACATCTATACTATTGCCTGCATTTACTTTAGGTATATCTAAACTATACAATTCAAAGTTATAAGTCTTTACACGATCACCTACAATAGCCGATAATGGTCTCATAAAAATGTAAGGGTATAATCTATCTACAGCAGAAGCATCTAAAAAGTCTATAGTACCTGAATCAAAAGAAGCTATTTGTAAATGTGCTGTAGCAGCAGCTTCCCAGGCATCAATGACGTCTCTATAAGTAAGGTTTACGTTAGCCATTATTTAATGTTTTCTATTTTATGTTTATGTATCATTAACATACTTGCAATTTGATTATCGTTGTACCCTTTACCTCTTAAGTCTAAGACTTTATCTCTAAAGTGATCTTCTACGGCAGGTGCAATTATATCTTCAATAATACTTTCTTTGTTAGATACTAAGTTTTCTATTTCTTCTTTTCTAGTTTTTTTTCTTTTAGTCATAATTATCTTCTATATTGAGCCATTGCCTTTCTTTCGGCTTTAGCTTTTTCGTTAGAATAATCTTTATCAATTTCTAGATAGTTTAACACCATCATAAAATTACAATCTACTATTGATCTGTCGCCAGATATTTGTAGTATGTTGGACTTAGAGAGGTTGTAAATAGTCCCCCACCAGCCCCAGTGCTCTCCAAAAGACTTTCCATCAGCTGCTTCTCTGCCATCATCATCTGCCCTTTCGATATCTTCTTTTGCGAATATGCTATATTGTTTAAGTATAGACTTCCTGTGCTCAAAAAAAAACTTAAAGCACCTAAGAAGATATGTACTGGAAATCCTTTGAATGTTTCTTCTACTTCTTTTCTTTTATCTGAATCGTATTCTTCTAAAGTATACCAATCAAATACATTCTCTACTTGGTTCTTTGCCATCTTAATACTTTGTTTGGTCATAAACTCTAAACTATCAAATCTATGTTTTTTGATAGGTCTGTATAAGATAGCTGCTACTTTATGCATATTGTTCTTAAGATCTTTACAATAGTTTTCTAGATCAATATACTCTCCTAAGGTAGCTTGCTTCATATGAGCAAATCCTAGTAGTGTTCCATTCCATTCTATAATACTATGGAATTCTTGGTTATGGTCTGCAATCTCTGCAAATACATTTACTACTTTGGTAAGACTATCCATAGACCATAATCTTACCTCTGATATTGGTTTACCGGTTATTTTACTAACTGAATATACCAGTTGACCAAATCTATTCTCTCCTTCGTAAGAGTTAATCTCTCCGTACTTCTCAATACTAATGTACTCAGGTACGCTTAGTTGTAATTTTTGTGTCGCCATATATATAAATACACTTGTGTGTTAATTAAGTTCCTACTACCTAACAGAACCAAAGCTAGGTGTTATATTATTACTCTTTAATCCTGTTACTCTTATAGGACGTCTCTCCATGAATTTAACTCTACTGTAGTTAGCCATCATAAGTGCATCGATATGATCATCGTGACCTCCGTTGATGTGACCAAAAGACATTTTACCAGTAGGTGATAACTTATAAGTATATTGACCAAACTCTGTATGTAAGTCCGGACATAAGTCATCACTAGGTAATTCTATAGACATAGTCTCTATATCGTTGATTAGTTTACGAACTAAATCTGTTTTATTATTAATGTTTGTTGTAAATGGTTTTACCTTTCTAAAGGTATCTTTCATTAGGTCATAAGTACCTCTACCTACTCCGTTTATCTCTATGTAACCTCCTACAACGTTATATTGTGTTAAAACATCGGTAAATCTTTTCGCTACGGTATTTAAATCTATATTCCTTAACGTTGTTATATTCAATACTTTTCCAATAGGAGAGATACAAACTAATACTGATGCATCTTCTGATAGGCCGGTATCTACTCCAATATAAACATCCTGTCCTCTTGCTTGTTCGTATTGACCTAGTAATGCTACTTTATTTACATTTACAAATACATCGTTAGAACTATCTACAAATGCTGCTTCAAACTCTTGTCTGAATATATCTGGAGGTAATGAAGTCTTAGCCGTATCAATAAGTTCTTGTTTGATATAAGGACAATCTTGTAACTTAAATCTAGTACTTACAGTCTCTTGTTTATTATACCAGGTATAAAAATGATTCTTACCCTTAGGTGTAGATATCATTAAACATTTTCTACCATTAGGGTTTAATGTAGGTAAGATAACTTGATCTATAGTTCTTTCTTTAATAAAAGCCATCTCATCTATAACTAAGTAGTTAAATCTAAAACCCCTTATACTGTCTGGACTATCACCTGATAAAAACTTTATACTACTTCCGTTTATAAAAGTAATATTGGTTTCCATACGGTTACTTGATTGTATAAGTTCTTTAGCAGAAGATGTTATTTGATCAAATACGTTCTTTGCTTGACTATATACAGGACTAATCCATCCTGCTTTTTTATTTGAATTATCTAACAGCCAATAAAGTAGCATGTTTATTCCTAATAACGTTTTACCGCTACCCCTAGGTGCTACTACAATACCAAAAAGAGAATCAGAAGCAATAAAGCTATCAATAAACTCTTTTTGTTTATCATAAGGTTTAAATAATTCTACTTGCATTTAATCTTCACCGAAAGAAACTTTTATGTCTCCTTTTATATCAGCTTGTATTTTTTGTATATCCTCTCCGTTATACTTCATTATCTGATCTATAGCTCTAGTTCTAATCTTTTCGTCTTCTGAAGCTAATGCTCTAGTTAATTCGTTTACGGCCGGACCTAATAACTTAGTTAATCTTTCTCTCCATCCTTCATCGTATAAGTCTTTAGACTTCATCCAATACTGAGTATACTGCTGTTCTGATTTGTCGTTGTAAGTATTATGACAATACTTAATCCAATCCTTAAACTTAAAAGGTTGTTCGTTTTCAAATCGTAAGGAGTAGCACTCTTCTACTCTCTTATTTATCTCACTATTTGGTAGTTTATCTCCAGCCATATGCTTATATATTGTTTATATATTTTAAAATAAATAGCCGTTTCTACCTAAAAAGGTGTATATAGTGACGTGGTATAAATAACCTATTGTGTTTATACAAATAATCACTTATCTTTTTATGATCGTACTTCCACCCCTCTCTATCGAATACATCTTTTAAATTATAATATAAACCTCTTAAAGATACAGATACTTTTAATGGACTATAATTTAATTTTATTAATCTTTTATATCTTGAATGAAATACATCTCCTTTCTGAGATACTATATACTCTTGTCCTTCTAGTAGATATGTCCATTGTACTTCTCCGATTAACTCTTTGATTTGTTCTTGAAAACTGTTTTTACCCACAGTTTCGGGTAACAACGAAAGTAAAGTCTTGTTATCATCGTTATATATTGCAACTTCCATCTCATGTATTTCTTTCTGTGTTAAGAATGCGTCTTTATCCATTTAGTGTAACTTTTTTCGGTTGTCTCCTTTAAACTTCTATAGTTACAAGTACAACCTCTTTTTTTTATTGTGTCCCAACCGTTTAAAAGCATCTCTGCCTTATAGTAAGCAGATAAAGTATCTTTCATTAACGTTCTACCTATAAACGTTGGAAATACGTTTTTTAACCATTCAATCTCTTCTTTACTCATAGCTATAGTTAACTTGATCAATTATAAATTGAATAAGGTAACCTAACAAAGAGCAGATTGCAGCAGCAAAAAGGTCATGGAATAAAACTAAACCAAGCCAAAAACTCGAACACTTACTGCAATCTAGAGCATCTTGAACATAATTAACAAGTGGCACAATGGAAATGAAATCAAAGATTACTCTTTTTGCTCTCTGAATAGGTAGGAACCAATGTGCAATAAAGTTTCCTAATATTGCGGTCCCTATTATGTTTAATAATGATACCTCTATCATGTGTTTAAATATTTTTACTCTCTAGTACTATAAAGTTTTTTTCTTTACCTACTATCTCTACAAATGGTCTTTGATACATTGCTGATACTTCTACGGCTTGATATCTATCAAGATCTCTTTGTGTATCGTCAAACAACCAAGGTACGTTATGATTAAAATGACTTATAAAGTGTTTAAAATTTATCCTGTTATCACCAGGAGGACCATCTATAATAAGTAAATCATAGTTTTTAGGTAGTTTATCTAATACATCTAAATCATACCATCCTTGTGTATAAGGTTCCATATGAGGAAATGTTAATAATTTACCGTATATAT